CCGCAAGTACAAGAGCTCAATCAATTGTGCCAACCCCAAAGGATTCTCACAAAAGGCACACTGTGCTGGCCGTAAAAAGAACGAAGATCTCGATGAGGATCTTCGTGACTGGTTTGGCAAGGGCAAAGGCGGTGGTGCCGGTGGCGGTGGCTGGGACAGATACAACACCAAGGGCGAACGAATTGGCAAATGCGGAGATCGCAAGCCCGGTGAAGGCAAACCCAAATGTCTCAGCAAGAGTCGTGCTGCCAGCCTACGTGCATCAGGCGGCAAGAGTGCCATAGCCACAGCGGTGCGTCGCAAACGTGACAAAGATACTGATCCCGAACGCTCGGGTGCAGCACGAAACGTACCAAATAAAAAACAAAACGAAGAAAAAGACTTAGAAACAGATTTTTTACAAAAACAAATTCGTGCTCGTTATCCACAAGCAAAAGATCTAGGATCAGCAATGGCATTAGATTACTTCAAAAGCCAACGTCGGGATCGTCAAGACATCGGTCGCTTGGATCAAGAAAATGATTCTGAGCAAGAAGACATAGCAAGATTAGACCAAGAAAACGATTCCGAAGAGCAACAAATCGATCGACTCCAGCAAGAACTTGATAAATTAAAGCATCTTGCTGGATATAAAGGAATATAATGAAAGCTATATTGATCGCACTTGCAACAACCGCAGCCTTGTCGGGTTGTGTAGTTACAGATCCCTACTATGTACAGCCTGTTCCGGTGTATGTTCAACCGCGTCCAGTGTACATTCCTCCCCCAGTTTATTATCGACCATCTCCACCGAGACCCCAGTGTTATTGGGTGCAGCGTTGGGATCCACAGTATCGTGTGAATCGCAATGTCAGGGTCTGTAGATAATGGACTATCCAGTGTATCCCAATTTGCCACAAGATAGCGACTGGAAGCGCAACCCTTACTCACCGGTATGACTAGAGAATACCGCATAACCGCCAACAGCTTCCGACAAGAAGATACAACAGATGATTGTGTTCTCAGTCCAGACGATCCCATACATGACCTTAAACCTGCTGCTATGATGGGCGGCATCGGATCAAGTGCTGCATTAGCCAAATACAATTCATTATCACAACATGCAGTAGCAGGTAGTACTAAAGGTCAAGAAGCACGTGAACAAAATATCAAACCTGGTACAGAAGCTTGGTTCAAGCATTGGTTTGGGGGTGCAAGATGAGAGCTAAAGAATTTGTTCAACGTGGTCCAAGAAAGAAAGTTGACGAACTCAACTTCTTAGGCAGTCAATGTACCAAGGATTGTTCTGGACATCGCGCAGGTTATGCTTGGAGCAAGCGTAAGGGTCTAGTGCCCATGAGTCGTAGTTCCAGCTTCAACAAAGGTGCTGCATTACAGGCAGCAGGAAAGTAATGCGAGCACAAGAATTCCTTACCGAACGTTGGACAAAACAAACTGTCAAGAATTATTTTGACACAAAAAAACAACCTGAGATTGCAGCTCAAGACATCAAGGTCAGTCATCCTATACCAGGGTGTGTTGTGTTAAAATACAAAACTATTCCAGACTTGACAAGAAGTTTTTTTCGATTGGCAGAATATTACGAAAGTGGCCGCACTGGACGTAGTAAACAAGTCAGCTTGCCGGATTTTTTAGACCAGTGGGTCGACCGCCAAGGCAATGTAGATTATTTAAAGTTCTGGGACGGATTTAATATTACAGATCGCGCATTTCGTGACTGGTCTAAATCAGCCCGCCCATTATCAAAAGCAGAACAAGTCATGGTGAATGTGGTAAAACAAGCCACTAAAGGCTTGACCAAGTTCTGTATAATTGGTGTAGGTAGCACAGATTCAGACACAGAGAAACACGAAATGTTTCATGCCAAATATTATTTAGATGCTGAATTTCGATCGGCTGCTGACAAACTTTTGAAAGATAATGCAACTGACCCTGCTGTTAAAACTATTGAAAAGATTTTACGTACCAAGTTAGATTATAAAAATCATGTTGAAGAAGAAATTGCTGCTTACCTATACACCGGTAGTCAGATAAAATTAGTTTTTGGAATAAATCCTCGAGACCTGATTAAAAAATTTCAACAGTTGGATTAGAACAGAATACCCTTAGGACCGTCACAGTTTACTGTGCCTAAGGCGTCTGGTGGGGGACCGACCAAAAGTAAAAGACTCGCTACCCTTTACTTTAAACTGGTACCGCTTTTATCTGGTTAAACACATGGGAAAACTAGCAATTGCATCAGTACTGATTTATGTTGTATGGGTACTGTACATAGTTCGTTTCTGGTAAAACATCTCTATTAAATTATTGACTTGTGCTGATACAGCGTATATAATAGCTCTATAAAGGAGATATCATGGACGCACCCACTTTCAGTTCTGAACAAAAAGCCAAACTCACTGCCATCATCAACGAGGGCATGCAGGTCATGCACGAAGTTGAAACACTCAATGCTGGTCTCTCAGACACCATTAAGGCCATTGCCGAAGAAATGAATATCAAGCCCAACATTCTCAAGAAAGCCATTCGATTGGCACACAAAGCAGAATTTGGTAAAGAGCAACAGGATCACGAACTGTTGGAAACAATCTTGACCACAGTAGGAAAAACTCTGTAATGGATCGGTTATCTGGGATTGCCAGTGATGTCTATGCATGGATCCAAAAGGACTTTCGCGAATATCCTGTTCGATTCATGCTGGAAGTCACAGCTTGGATAACCAGTATTGCGTGTAGTGTAATAATGGCCTTGACACTACCACACCCTCCGTTCTTGTTGCTGTATCCCATGTTCATTGCTCAATGCGGCGTGTTTGCCTGGGCAGCTTGGAGTCGCAAGAGCTTTGGAATGTTGGGCAATTATATTTTGCTACTAAGTATTGATACAGCAGCACTGATTAGATTAGTGACTCTGTAAGCGTCGCCCACTCTACGGGCAAGTACACGGTCAGGTGAGCCATAAGTCACTGGGAGAAGCAATTTGAGTTATGTAGATGCACTGTTCGATCGAGACAAAGATCGAATCCACATAGTCGAACGCATCAACGGCGTTCGCAAGTATCAAGAATATCCAGCCAATTACATCTTCTATTACGAAGATCCTCGCGGTAAGTTCCGCAGCATTTTTGACACACCTGTGTCGAGATTCTCCAGTCGCAACAACAAAGAGTTCCGTAAAGAAATGCGTATGCATACTGGAAAGAACCTGTTTGAAAGCGATATCAATCCGGTGTTCCGTTGCCTGGCAGAAAACTTTCTAGGTGCTGATGCACCCAAGTTACACACTGCTTTCTTTGACATTGAAACAGATTTTGATCCTGTGCGTGGATTCTCCAGTACCGAAGAAGCCTTCAACAAAATCACAGCAATCACTGTTTACTTGGATTGGTTGGACCAACTGGTCACCTTGGCTATTCCTCCCAAGAGCATGAGTATGGCCACTGCCAACGAGATTGCAGCTGAGTTCGACAACACATTCATGTTTGAGAAAGAAGCAGACTTGTTGAACACCTTTTTGGATCTAATTGATGATGCAGATGTGTTGTCAGGGTGGAACTCAGAAGGCTATGATATACCTTACACTGTAAATCGTGTGACCCAGGTATTGAGCAAGGATGATACAAGACGTTTTTGTCTTTGGGGACAACTGCCCAAGGCACGTACATTTGAACGCTTTGGTAAAGAGAGTCTCACGTTTGACCTAGTGGGTCGTGTGCATATGGACTATATGCAACTGTATCGCAAGTACACATACGAAGAACGTCACAGCTACAGTTTGGATGCCATTGGTGAGTACGAAGAACTGGGTTCCAAGACCACTTATGAAGGCACCTTGGATCAATTGTACAATCAAAACTTTCGCACTTTTATCGAGTACAATAGACAAGACGTTGTGCTGGTCAACAAGATTGACAAGAAGCTGAAGTTCTTAGATCTAGCCAACACTATTGCACATGAAAACACTGTGCTATTGCCAACCACAACAGGTGCTGTGGCGGTGACTGAGCAGGCCATCATTAACGAAGCACATGCTCGTGGTATGGTTGTGCCTAATCGCAAAAGCTACGACGATGACAACACACAGGCAGCTGGTGCGTATGTTGCTTATCCCAAGAAGGGACTGCATCAAGACATCGGTTCCATTGACATCAACAGCCTGTATCCATCAGCCATTCGTGCGCTCAACATGGGCCCAGAAACCATTGTGGGGCAACTGCGTCCCACAGCAACTGATGCGCTAATTGTTGAACGCATGGCCCGTAATGGCGGCAAGTTTGCACAGGCCTGGGAAGGTCTATTCGCCACCTTAGAGTATACCGCTGTAATGGAGCAAAATCGCGGCTTTGAATTAACAGTAGACTGGCAGGATGGTACCAGTACAACAATGTCAGCAGCTGAATTTTGGCCCATCATATTCAACAGCAACAAGCCCTGGATCATGAGTGCCAATGGCACTATCTTTACCTATGATAAGGAAGGCATCATCCCTGGCCTGTTGGCACGTTGGTATGCCGAACGTAAAGAAATGCAAGCCACACTGACTCGGGTCAAAGAAGAAGGCAACCGTGAACAAGAAGAATACTGGGACAAACGTCAGTTGGTCAAGAAGATTAACTTGAACAGTTTGTATGGTGCTATTTTGAATCCTGGTTGTAGATTCTTTGATAAGCGCATCGGGCAATCAACTACTCTTACCGGGCGTACCATTGCCAAACACATGGATGCTCATGTTAACGAATGCATTACTGGCAAATACGACCATGTAGGTGATGCAATCATTTACGGCGACACAGATAGCTGTTACTTTACTGCATATCCTGTGTTAAAGAAAGAGATCGACGAAGGGCGTATGACTTGGAATAGAAACACTGTGATTGCACTCTATGACAGCATTGCTGAACAAGTCAACTTGAGCTTTCCTGGCTTTATGGAACAGGCTTTCCATTGTCCTAGAGAAATGGGTGCCATTATCCGCGGCGGTCGAGAGATTGTGGCTGACAAAGGTTTGTTTATTACCAAGAAGCGTTATGCTGTGTTGTTCTATGACAAGGATGGCAAACGCTATGACGTGGGCGGCAAACCCGGCAAAGTCAAGGCCATGGGCTTGGATCTCAAGCGCAGCGATACACCCAAAGTGATTCAAGAATTCCTAAGCGACATTCTCGACGATGTTCTCAACGGTGTTGACAAGGATCCCATTGTAGAGAAGATACGAGAATTCAAGATGTTGTTTAAGGAACGTCCGGGCTGGGAAAAAGGTTCGCCCAAGCGTGTCAACAACTTGACCATGTACGGCAACAAGGAAATCAAAGAAGGCAAAACCAACATGCCAGGTCATGTGCGAGCAGCCATCAACTGGAACAATCTGCGACGTATGAACAGTGACAACTATAGTCTAGCTGTTGTAGACGGTATGAAAGTTATTGTGTGTAAGTTGAAACAGAATCCCTTGGGTTGGACGTCGATTGCTTATCCCACAGATGAACAACATTTGCCCAAGTGGTTTTGTGAACTGCCGTTTGACGATGCCGAAATGGAAGCCACTGTGATTGACGGCAAGGTTGATAACTTGTTGGGTGTGCTGGACTGGGATCTAGCATCAGTAACCAATACTACCAATACTTTTCAAAGTTTATTTGAGTTTTAAATGAAACTGAGTTCTATTATTGCTTATCGAAATCAGCTAGACGAAGCCACGCCCTTGAACGGTGTATTGATAGCGCACGATCGTTTGGCGCCTTTGCTACATACAGTCAAATCAAACGAGATAGAATTTACACACTTGGTAGATCGCTTGAGTCAAGACTATAAAAATGTCCTGGGCAGCATTGATCATTTTGAGCGCACAGTAGAAGACATCAAAGAAGAAATTTCTTACTTGATACAACAAATGGAACCAGCTTACTTTGCTGAAAGCTACCGATTGTACAGTCAAGAAATGATTCATGACACAGCCGAGTACATATTGAATCGACGACTTGAAATAACACCAGAAGTGGCCAATTATATCACTGCACGTATTCAAGCACACGGCGATTGGCATCACGCTGGTATGATTATACATCCAGGGCATGAAGAATGGATCACTTATCTTGTCGGACATGATCCCTTGTATCTAGTGGCGCCCAAGTCTGAATTGCTGGATCCGGCTGTGTTGAGATTCAACGATCAGTATCAACGTCGATTGCGTACTTACACTGTGGCAGAAACCGTAGATGGTTCCATACTAGAACATCTGCCCAACGGTCAGTTTGCTTTTTGTTTGGTCTACAACTTTTTCAACTACAAGCCACAGGAAATTGTCAATCAATACCTGACTGAAATTTACAACAAACTCAAGCCCGGTGGCGTCGTAGCATTTACATTCAACGACTGCGACCATGCCGGGGCTGCTGCTTTGGCCGAGCGCAGTTTCATGTGTTACACACCCGGGCGAACAGTGATGGCACATGCCCACTCGGTTGGATATCAGGTAAGACAACGATATCGAATGAATAATAGTACAACCTGGGTTGAACTTCAGCGACCTGGACAAATGACATCTTTAAGAGGTGGACAGAGTTTGGCCAAAGTAGTTGACATTGGTCAATAAAAATATTACAATTAACAATTGCAGATCTAAATATCATCAAAGGAAATCACATGAGAGATCACCTGTTAGACCTAGTAGGACACACATACGACCTGGGTTGTATTGACACAATCAAAATCACTGGCGATGCTAACGAAACCCTGATCAACGGCGTTGCTGAAGATCGTTCAGTTATTATCGAAGGCAAGTTTTTAGTACCCGTGGCGGATTTTGTTGGCACATTTGGTATGCCTAATCTATCCAAACTCAAAATCTTAATAAACTTGCAGGAGTATCGCGAAAACGCCAACATTGCAGTGGTTCGTCAAGATCGTGGCGGCGAGCAGATTCCCGTGGGCTTGCACTTTCAAAACGCCGCCGGAGACTTTAAAAACGATTATCGTTTCATGACTGTGGAGATTGTAGAAGAAAAACTCAAGACTCCCAAGTTCCGTGGCGTCACATGGCATGTAGAGTTCGAACCTTTGGTAGCAGGTATTCAGCGACTCAAGATGCAGGCCAGTGCCAACTCAGAAGAACTCAACTTCAAAGCCAAAACAGATGGACAAGACTTGAAGTTCTACTTTGGCGATCACTCAACCCACGCAGGCGAATTTGTGTTCCACGCTGGTGTTTCGGGTTCACTGAAACGTGCGTGGTCATGGCCAGTCAAACAGTTTATCAGTATCATGGATCTAACAGGCGACAAGATTGTCAAGATTAGCGACGACGGCGCGGCGCAGATCACTGTGAACTCAGGCATTGCTGAATACAACTACATCTTGCCTGCACAGCAAAAATGATCGAACAACACAACTTTACAGCCAATCAAAATGACTACGCTGTATTCCTCCCGGCCATCAGCAGTTTCTATGCCAATTACGTAGGGCGTCAGCGCACAGAAAACTACATTGACGCTACTCGCATGCCAGCAGGCATTCCTGATATGGAACAACTTAACTGGCTGAATTCACAGAAAGGTCTGTTCCCATACAAGTACAGCTTGTATTCAGCAGGGCATGCTGATTTGGATCTGACCAAGTTTGTGGCCAAGGAGGACATGGTTCGCAACAGAGAAACCGACACTATCATGTTGGCTGACTCAGGTGGGTTCCAGATTGCCAAAGGTGTGTGGCCTGGACGTTGGGCTGATCCTCGAGACAAAGCAGCAGAAAAAAAACGCGAAGCTGTACTGAAGTGGCAGATGGGTATTGCCACACACGGTATGACAATGGATATTCCAACTTGGACTTATCGTGATCCCAAAGCAGCAGCGGCGTGCGGTATTCACAGTTATGACGATGCTGTATCAGCTACCAAGTTCAACAACGAATACTGGATGGCCAATCGCTATGGTGAAACCAAAATCTTAAACGTATTACAGGGCGGTAATCACGACGAAGCCGACAACTGGTATGAGTTGATGAAAGACTACTGCGACCCCAGCAAGTATCCCAAACACTTCAATGGTTGGGGCATGGGAGGACAGAACATGTGCGACGTTGAACTGGTGTTGAAACGTTTGGTTCATCTAATACACGATGGCTTGCTAGAATCTGGCATACATGATTGGATGCACTTTTTAGGCACAAGTAAACTAGAGTGGGCTGTGCTACTTACTGCCATTCAGCGTAGCGTTCGACAGTACCACAATCCCACTTTTACCATCAGCTTTGATTGTGCCAGTCCTTTCTTGGCCACTGCAAATGGACAGTTGTATCATAACATTACTATTGAGAATCGTAAAAAGTGGAGTTACAATATGAGCCCCACTGCTGACAACAAAACATACGCCACAGATAATCGCCTGTTTGGCGATGCAGTAAGACAAGATGGCATTCATCCCTCGTTTGAAGATTCGCCAATTAGCAGCCGCATGAAGATTTCGGATGTGTGTTATTACAAACCCGGCGATCTAAACAAGATTGGCAAGGAAGGTAAGACAAGTTGGGATAGCTTTAGCTATGCTCTGCTGATGGGGCATAATGTTTGGACTCACATCGAGGCGGTACAACGTGCCAACCGAATGTTTGATTCAGGTATATGCCCGGACATGATGGTACATCCTATCAATCCTGACTATGATGTAGCCAAGGTTATTGATCGTGTTTTCGCTGCCCGCGATCGCCAAAAGAGCTTGCAAATTATTGCAGACCATGCTAAAATATGGGAACGGGTTGTAGGAACACGCGGCTTTACTGGCAAGCGAGCAGTGAACTCACACAGTCAATTCAACACATTATTTGATGTGGAAGAAGCAGAAGTTCAAGACGATGTCCTCAACGAAGCAAACTTAGACAAGCTAGAAGAAAGCATATGAAAAGAGCAGGGCACGAAGACGTAAAGTTCTTTATAGGAACCGAAGTCGAACATACTCCGGCATTGGGATTAAAAACTTTGTTTGTTGTAGGTGTTCAACCTATAGCAGATATTATTATGACGTGGAGCAATCCCAACAATCAAACTGATCAGCCCATCGAGCACATTTATTTTGGTGCCAACATGAGCTTTCCTAATCCACCTGTAAACGATTTTCATACATGGCAAGCCTGGGAAGAAATGATCAAGCCTTGTTTAGACACAGGTATACTGTGTACCTTAGATGTAGACAGCACTTGTGTGGAAGGCTTGGTCGAATCGGGCTTAACAGAATACAGCAATTTTATTCCCATGATAAGTGTCAAACTACCTTACATGAGTCAGTTGGGATACAATGCCACTATCAAACTGGATGATCGGGACTTTGCAGCAACCAATCCCGGAGTATGGTGTCATAGTTTACATGACTTACAAAATCGAGCAGTGTTTACACCTTGGTCTCAATACACAAAGGACAAAGTAATCAAATGAAATTTTTTGATCGATGGTTTTATCGCAAAGCACGTTGGTGCTGGCATCGTGCAGGTGTTGCTTACCCAGAACTCAAAGCCGAACAGGATTACTTGGACAAGCAGGCTAAAAGCTACAATGGTGCTAGCTACAATGGTGCTGATGTATTAACGCGAGATCGAGACTCTGTTGTTTGTGTCAGCGACGACATCGACCTAGAACGTCCCATTCGTTTCAAAGTGGCAGCAGCCGAAGGTGGCATGATTATAGAAGTATCCTCATACGATCCTAAAACTGATCGTAGCACTACCAAACATCACATCATTTCCGACGACGTCGAAGACAAAGCTGCTGCTATTGCCCGGATTGTGTCGTGGGAATTTTTACGGAGGCCCAGCTAATGAGCGAACTGTATCTAATCAAACCTGTTGACAAAAAGTCAGTTGAATACTTTCTGGATGTATATCGCATCAATTCCGATGAGTCTATTTCGGGCTGGAGTGTAACTGAAACATACCGTTGGGGACAAGGATTCCGCGAGCTAAATGATCCTGTTTGGGATTACGAAAAAGATCGTGTACGTTGCGATCCCGGCATTGGTTGGGGTGCGGAACTGGATGACTGCTGTGCTCGATTCTTCGAGTGGACTGACGACATAACTGATCCGGAACGTGCTGAAATCGAACGCATGTTTGAAGAAGGCGACGATGAGGGCCGTTATGGATCTGGATGGGTGTTTGACGGCGAACATGATTGGCTGGTAGAAGAAGATTGTGTGTATGTTATTGGTCCAGTAAAGATTGACTTGGTGGATGAAACCACGTACAATACAATTGAAGAGAATGTGCCGCCTTACGAAGACGATAAACCTGGCGGCAGCAATATTAAACTAACCGAATGGCCTTTTCCAACTCCAGAGAAATAACATGATTCAAACAGAACGTGAACAAATAGAACGCATTAAAGAAGCAGCGCAACGACAAATATGGGTAACCTTCCAAAAAGAAGGTACCCATAAATATCCTGCGGCCTTGACAGATCCTATGTTGGCCACAGGAGATGAATATGATGTATCGTTTCTTGGTTATCCTCATCGTCATATCTTTCACTTCCGGGTGTGGATTGACGTCTGGCACAACGACCGCGACATCGAGTTCATCCAATTCAAACGCTGGTTGGAAAATCTTTACCGTACAGCCGATAACCATAATACGAATACCGTTTTAAGTTTAGATTTCAAATCATGCGAAATGATTGCAGACGATCTGTATCTACAGATTGCCGCACGATATCCCGGACGTAGTGTCTGGATAGAAGTAGCCGAAGATGGTGAAAACGGCTGCTTGATCAAGTACAACACTCACCTCCCTTATCAACACATAGTAATCTAAGGAAACAAAATGGCCAAGCCATCATTCAAGAGTAACCCCAAAGTCAATCAAATCTTTGAAGATCTTGAGCAGTATCTAGACTTCTGTCGTAGATACGGATATCGATTTAACGAAGCAGATCTTTACAACTGGAAAAGCTACGCTTACCAGCAATTCAACAAGAGCCTACAGGGCAAGCATGTCAAAGACATGTGGGTCCAAGACATGCCTAGAGGCCGATAACGATGCGTAAGCTATACTACATGGGGTTAGAGTCGTACGAAGCTCGCTACACACTACAACTGACCGAGTGGAATCGTCGTGTATTTGATCGACGAGGATTGGATGTTGTGTATGTGCCTGGTAGCACCATTGACGACACTAAAAGTATCAGTGTTGGTCAAGTGCTAGACGCACACGGCCGCAGTTATTTTTCAATGAGCCAAATGATGAACTTGGTTCAGTTGATGCGCAATGGAGAAGTGACCAATGAAGATGTTATCTACTTTGAAGACATGTTTCAGCCTGGTATTGAGAGCTTGCCATACATTATGGATCAGATTCCTGCACAGCAACGCCCTCGGGTATTTGTTAGATGTCTTGCTCAAGCCATTGACCCTGATGATTTTGTTCATGTGTGGGGTATGGCAAAGTGGATGTCACTATACGAAAAAATGGTCAATGAGTTTGTCACAGGCGTACTTGCGACTAACGAAGAAATGGTAGCACACATGCGTATTGCTGGTTGGACTGCTCCAATCTACAACATCTCAGGCTTGGCATTTGGCAAGGAAGAAGTGTTAGAGCGCATCGGTGGTCAAGCTAACATTCGACCATTTGCGGCACGTCGACGTCGTGTGGGATTCGCTGCTCGCTTTGATCAAGAGAAGCAACCGGGCTTTTACATGGACTTGGCCGAACGTTTTCAAGAAAATAACAGCGATGTAACCTTTGCTATTTTCTCAGGTGGCCCGTTACGCAGTAACAATCCTGAGTTTGTGACTCGTGCCAGAGACTTGGCAGCAAAAGGTCTTTTGGAAATTCACGAAAACTTGACCAAGAATGAATACTATGAGTTAGTTAACGACAGTCGTGTGTTGTTTAACTGTGCGCTACAGGATTGGGTATCCAACACAGTGAGCGAAGCTGATACCCTGGGCTGTAATGTACTGTATCCAGCATATCGATCTTTCCCAGAAACATTTGCTAACGATCCCAATAGACTGTATGTTCCTTGGAGCGAAGATGATGCTTATGAAAAGCTCAAACTGTTGTTGAACCAACCGCATCACAACATGGGATTAATTAGCGACTGGAACAACGGTACTGTTGATCGTATTGTGGATATTATTACAGGTAACCACAGTGACCGCTGGGATCGATCAGGCAATCGTTACAGAGATCACGTTGCTCGCGCCAAATACCCTGTAGTTAAAGTCGAAGGATAATATGACCAATCTAGTAATGGTAACAGGTGCAGCTGGCTACATAGGCGGCCAGACTGCACTAATGTTGAAAGAACAAGGCTATGATGTAATAGGTGTTGACCTTAAACCTCAGCCGGAACTGTTGCAAAATGTGTTCTCGCAGTATTTGCAAACTGACTTTTCTGATCTACAGGTGCTAAACAACATTGCACAACACCAACCGCAGGCCATTG